TAACTAAATATTCCTGCAATATATGCACCTCCTCCACCGGGACTTCCAAACATAACATTAGTCACTCCCCCTGTTGAATAATTACCATTTCCACTGCCTCCTCCACCTGCACCAATTAATATGACACCTATGCGTGTACACCAAGGAGGAATAATCAAACTTACATATTGAGAAGTGGATAATGCATGTTCTTGGAATATTGGTAAAAATAGATTTGATATTTTATTACCTTTATAATAATACTTTAAATCATTGTGTAATATGTGTATTGTATCATTATATATATCATTTTGAAATATATTACCTAAGTCAATTAAAGAAGAATTGTAAAAATTGGTGGTAATATTATTATTTGTTTTTGGTGTTAAAAGATCTCCTAAATCTATTTTATTAAATTTAAAGTTAGACAACATGATGTTTTATATCTTGTTTTTATATTTTGTTTTTATTAACTCTTATTCAATTCGTTTTTTACAAATTATCAAATATTGTATGTTATACAATATTTGAAACTAAATTTAGTGTCATTCTAATAAGTACCATTGTATTTTTAAAGAATTGTTTACCGACGGATCCGTCGATTAGAACGAATAAGGGTTAAGAAACTTAAAAACAAGTAAAATAAATAGTTGTTTCATTAAGGTAGTAAATGAAATAACATTAGATGGGAATTTGATTATTTATCAAAAAGTAAGCAGATGATAAACTCATTACATAGAGTTTACTTTATCCGAAAGGAAGCGCTCGTATTTTTTTGCTTATTTACTCGGCATTTAAAATACGCGTTACTCTAATTTTTCAAATATTTGAACATTTTATAGTCTGTTTGAAAACTCCCCCATTTTGTGGATTTAATCGTTTCTTTAAAATCATCACTATTGATCTTTTTAACTAATTCATCCCCTTCCTTTTTCGAATCAATCGGAATTCCAAATGTTAATTGTGACATTCCATATTTACCGTTCCAATCATTGTAAGGATATAATATTTCATTAAAATTAAGAAGTACTTTTGACGTACCAAAATGCCCTTTTTTTTTTGAACTCCATCGAATACCTAATCCTTTTTTTGTCATTGTATGAACCACAGGATATTTTGATTTAGCGGTTCGACGTTTCGAAAGAATTACTGAATTATATTCATTAGAATCATATATTACCCTTTTTGTTTTATTATTTTCTTTTTTTCCATTTTCTCTATTTTTCAAAGAAAAAAAACGATTTACCTTTTCATAAGAATAATTGGGTAAAAACTCCCAATCATTCGGTTGTATTTCATTATGCGTTTTACCCATTTCATCAATTATTAGAGGCTTTTTTTTTGTATTCTTTGAAAGAATATATAAATCAAATCTGGTTTGCGCTCCAAATAATCGGATACCTTCCTTTTTTCCATATATATGTAAATATGTCAATCTTGGCGCTATAATCGAATGATACAATGTATGTCCAGGTCTACGCCAATTAGCAGGAGTGATTGCGCCTAACCATCCTTCTTTTTCGTCCAATATTTTAAAAGAAGTATATATAAAACGATCCCATAATGTGTGATTATTTCCCCTTCCACCCTTATATTTTTCTTTCTTTGAAATTTGATATGGTGGATTCTCCAGTATAATATTATATTTATTATTTGTATCGTATGTATCATCCAATATGGATTGATTTTCATCGCGATTATAACCTTTCCAATTCTTTACAAAGTTTGTACAAGTAATATTTGCATTTGACCCAAAAATATTTTTTAATATTTTTACATTGGTTTTATTCAAATCATTCATATATAACATTTTTGTCAATATGTGTTCTTTTCGTTCATCAATCGATGTAATTACCGATTTCAATCCATTCATCAATCGATGATACACTAATAAAAAAAAGTTGCCGTGACCAGCGCATGGATCTAACCATTTATATTGAGGTGTTTTCCATACATGTAAAGGTAAATTATCCAATATTTCATCTATTAAAATAATTGGTGTAAAAACTTCGCCATATTTGTTTTTATTCGATTCATTATTTTGGTTTTGATTTATAAATTGAATGATTGACTCCTTATCATTTATATCAGGAATTAACATATAATGTGAATATATATTATATCTATTTTTTCACAGCTTTGGATTTAACTGTTTTTTGTGTAGTTGCAGATTTTGAAACACCCTTTTCAAAAGATGAATCGTTTTCAGATGAACGACGATTTTTATATGTTTTGTATTCTTTTTCAAACCGATTCAGCTCTTTTAACCAAATTTGTTGAACAGACGTTTGTTCCAATTCTGCTAATTCAATTTCCACGTTTGCCTTTTCATTCAACAACTTTTCAACATTTTCTTTGCTAACTGTATTCATAGGTAGTTTAATTAAATAGTCAAATGATTCGTTTATTTGATCAAACCCTTTATTATTTAACATTGAATTAATCGTATCATGGTCTTTTTTCCTCAAATCGATAGTATCATCCAATACACCTTGTATAAATCGTGCCTTATTTGTCAGTTTTTGTAATACCTTTGTCATTTCTTCTATTAAATATGTCTTTCGTTTAACATATGTTTCCAATCTAACATCATAAAAATCGTCTATAATTTGTGCAACATCTTCGTATTTTTTCAATTTACATTCTTTATCGAATAAATGCATATTGGAAGTGCTTACTGTGGTGGTGAGTTTCAAAAGTTTATATATTCCTCCTTCTTCCGATTCAATTTCGGTTAATTTTCCTTTTGGGAAATTGACCCGAATATCAACCACTTTTTCAGTTGAATTGGAGGTAAAATCACGTATCACTGGTATAATTTTTTTGCCTTTTTTATCAATCCCTCCGTCCATTAATGTTTCTAAAAACGAAACATATGACATTGTCCATGTACCGATGGGTAGTTCGGTAATTCGAATTTGATCATCGGACGTTTTTAAATACACACCATTAATAATATATTTATTGTCTGATAATTTTTCAACTGTTCCAGTAAATCCTTCATAATAGGGTGTAAATTCTCTGACAATTTCATTGTTACTCTCATTTTTATTTTCTATCTTGTCTTTTAAATATTCAATTAATTGAATAGGGTTATAAGAAGGAATACTGGTTGAAAATCCAGTTCCTATACCGATTTGTCCATTTACTAAAACAAACGGAATAATTGGAACATAGTATTCAGGTTCAATTAACATACCGTCATCTTCTAAATATCGTAATATATTGTCGTCCGTATCTGGAAATATAAATCGTGTTAGTGGATTAAGATGAGTAAATATATATCTTTCGCTTGCTGAATCTTGTCCCCCCGCCAACATACTTCCGAATTGTCCCTTTGGTTCAAGGAGATTAATATTGTTACTTCCTAGAAAATTTTGAGCCATAGCAACAATTGCATTATTTAATGAAGCTTCACCATGATGGTACGATGAGTTTTCACTTACGTAACCGCTGAACTGGGCAACCTTTACCTCGGTAGTTAAATTTCGTTTAAATGCACAATAAAGAATCTTACGTAAGGAAGTTTTCAATCCATCCACTAAATTAGGTATAGAACGTTGACAATCATATACACTAAAATGTATTAATTCGTTATTCACAAAATCCTCGTATTTAATATTAGGATTGGAAGTATTAAGATAGGAAGATTTATCGTAATTTTCCAACCACGTTTTTCTTTCGTCCGCCCGTTTTTTATTAAAAACCTTATCTATTGTATCATCACTAGAAATAGAATCGTAGACAAAATCAACCACCTTTTTATTTGCAAAATATTCTTTGAATTCTTTTGGAGTGGACGTTCCCAGTCCCTTAAAATATTTAATATTCCATTTGTTGTTACCAGTTGTTGCTATACGTCCCTCGGACGTTTGTTTCCAAGTATTATACTCTCCTTCATTATAAAACACCCTTGTTAAGCCCCCTTTCGATGCTTTTAAAATAGGTGTATTCATAAAGGATAAAAACCCTGAAATACGAAATAAAGAACTCCATTCACTGTGAATCACATTAACACATAACCCTTTAATATGACTACCGTCTGTGTCAGAATCAACTAAGAACATTATTTTGCCATAACGTAATTTGGTATGTACGGTTTCGATATTGTCGTATATTTTTCCTGTTTCCAACCCGAGTATTTTTTTTAAATCTGTAATCTCTTTATTTTCTGAAATCTTTTTTATATTTTCACCACGGACATTTAATAACTTACCACGAAGAGGGTAAATACCATATATATCTCTGTCTGAACTTGAAAGACCACTTACAACGCCAGTCATTGCTGATAACCCTTCACACAGAATTAATATACAATCTTTTGATTTCGTACCTCCAGCATGATTGGCATCAATAAAATTTGAAATACCGCGAATGTGTTTGGTTTTTGTTCCATCTGTCTTTTTTGCCATTTTATTATCTTTAATATCCGTCAATACGCATAATGTATCCATAATTCCTATTTTTGACAATTTTTCAATAAAATTGTCTGAAACGGAACATGCCGAACCGAATTTAGCAGGTGGAGTATTCATACATTCCTTTGTTTGACTGTCAAAACTGGGATTTTCTATATCAGATCGAACGAATAAAATAAGTTGTTCTTTAATTGTATTTGCAGAAACAACAATTTTTTTCTTTTTTTCGATTAGTGCAGACAATTTTCTAGTAATTTGACCCAAAATATATTCTATATGTTTGCCTCCTTTTGTGGTTGCAATTCCATTTACAAAACTAACTTGTTCAAATGTTCCGGTAGGTGTAACTGCAACCGCATACTCCCACCGTTCTCCGTTTTCCTCATATACACGTTTAACCTTTGTATTACTCTCTTCTTCACGACCCGTACTAGAAGAAGTAACAGATATATTTTCTTCATCCGCATTTGTTATACCCGCTCCCAAATATACATCTATGTAATTTTTAAAGTTTTTTACTGAAAGAACTGTATCATTATAATACACCTTTATTTTTTTTACACTATGGTCAGTAATACCAGCAATATCAAATGTACGCTTTTTAAAAAGAGATATAAAATCAGGTGTTAATCCTGCTGGAATTCCAAGTCGGACATAATCAGGATGAAATGTGATTTTAGTATATGGTTTACCATTGTATGGAACAATAACGGGAGGTAATATTTCATTCAAATTATTGCGAAATTCTTGGGTATATTTTAGTTTTCTTCGATGGTCTACTGTTTCAATTTTAGCATAACTAGACCATATGAATACTAATTTAACTCCGATACCATTCACCCCTCCAACCGTACGTTTTTCATCTTTGTTATAATTTGTAGACGTTCTTAAATTGGCGAAAATAAGTTCGGGTATATAAATACCATATTCAGTGTGTTTAATAATGTCTATACCGTCCCCGTCATTTGATACGGTTATTGTTCCTCCGTTATCTATATCTGTAATATTAACTTTAATATAACTGACATTTTGTTTTTCCAGCGCGATGGATTGAATCATTCTTATCACGTGATCACGTGAATTTACCAACACTTCGTCAAATAATTTGTACAAAGCCGGTATATATTCGATTGTTTTTAATATCATTTTTTTACTTTGATCATCGTAAATCCACATTGAAGAATCTATTTTTTCAGTAGAACCAATATACATATTGGGGTTATCCAGAATATGTTGTTTGTCGGTTTTTCTTTGGTATTTAGAAGAAATATCGGATTCGTTCGATGTTGATGTATCATTTAAAATAATACGTGGTTTTGATGACTTTTTAGCGATCTTTACCGATAAACTTTCAATCGACATTTTAATTGTAAATATAATAAATTTGTATGTGTTTTATTAATTATATTATTATTAATCAAT